AAGGTGATGTCTGTGCGCAGGTATTTCTTCATTATAACCATGTAGATGGTCCTTTTGCTGAAAAGAATAGGTTCGACAAAAGGCCGATGTTAGGTGTTCCACCAATACGGAACATGTAATATAATGAGGTTATATGCTACAAAAGATAAGTTTTCAGCCAGGTATTAATAAACAAGTCACACCAACGGGGGCAGAAGGTCAATGGGTTGATTGTGATAATGTTAGATTTAGGTACAATACACCTGAAAAAATAGGTGGTTGGTCACAACTAGGATCAGATAATCTTACAGGTGCAGGTCGTGGACTACATCACTTTGTAAATAGTTCAGCTAGAAAATATGCAATCATCGGTACAAACAGAATTTTATATGCATACTCTGGTGGTGCGTTTTATGATATACATCCTATTAAATCTACAACCACGCTTACAAGTGCATTCAGCACGACCAACGGATCAGCGATTGTAACTTTAACTTTTTCTGGAGCACACAACATAAGTGCTTCTGATATTATTTTATTAGATAACTTTTCTGCAATAACAAATTCTAACTTTGGTGCCTCTGATTTTAACGATAAAAAATTTATGGTAACAAGTGTACCAATG